GCTACGAGACTGGATTAATCACGACAGAGAATGCGACAAGACCTGGCGAACCATCGATTGAAGGCGTGTTGAATGAATTGTCCATTGATAAAGAGGTCAAGATTTATGCAGATTGTGCGTGTCCTCAGCAAATTCAAGACTTAAGGTTCTCAGGCTTTAATGTTGTTCCCTGTGTTAAAGGTCCAGGTTCAGTCCTTCAAGGTTTAGACCTCATGAGACAGCGCAAGATATACATTCACAAAGCTTCACACAACCTCAGGATGGAGATGGAGCATTATACTTGGAAGAAAGGTATAAGAGATGGTGAATGGAAGCGAGATCCTATTGATAAATGGAATCACTTGATTGATGGTGCGCGCTATTGGTCAATGGCAGAACTACAGATGCAAAAGTTCCAACAGCCCACAGGTGGACGGGCCCCAAGATCAAACACAATACTTAGCCGGAGGAATTACAGATGAAATGTTCTCTTGTTTACCATGATGATTATATGAGGCAGGCTTTTGAGTTAATTGACATGGCTCATGGCGTTGAAAATGTTATTCCTGACATGACAGTTCAGCATGTAGTGGATAACTGTTGGGTATTTGCCTTGTTGAGCGATGATGAGAAGAAAGTGAAAGCACTTGTCCTCCTGGATTGGGTTGATGAAGGCACTGTAGAATTTCACATGGCAACCTTTAATAGAGTGAACTTCTTTAAGGCTTTTGACATCATCTGTGAGCGCATAGAACCTTATGTCCACACTATCAATGCGTATATCCCATTAGACAGGCCGGACGTTGCAAAGATAGCAAGCAAGGTCGGATTTAACGTTAAAATGATTGAAGGAATTTATCATGGGCAGTGCAAACCCTTTCAAAAGTCCAAAAGTGAAGACTCCACCAAAGCCAAAGCCAGTTGCGCCAATGGTTACTCGTGAGGATACAAATGTAAGTCAAGCTATGGGCGATGAGCGCAGACGACAGGCATCAATGCAAGGTCGTTCACAGCAGAGCTTACTTAATCCCGCTGAAGCAGAAACAGACGAGAAAAAAGACTTACTAGGTTATTAATATGGAAAACTATTCAGTTGATGATCTCAATGGAATGAAGTCCAGGCTTGAGAGCGAAAGAGATGTCTTAAAACCTGTCTTTGACTCAGCTTTATTTTATTACCTTCCTGAGATGCAGTCCGAGAAAGTTGATCGCAACAGATCCAATATTTCAGAGGAAAATCAGCCTCTAGATCCTATTGGGCAAAGAGCATCAACTATTTTAGCTTCCGGCATCTTTTCCAACACAATATCAATGGGCTCGGAGTTCTTTGGCTTTAGAGCTAATAATGAAGAGTTGAATGATAATGAAGAGGTTAAGCAGTGGTTCGCTAAGGCATCAAAAGAGTGTTTAAGACAGATGCAGAACTCAAATTATTCCATGATGGCTTATGAGGCTTTGCTTTATTACTGCACTCTCAATACTGGTGTTCTTTATACCGGTTATGAAGATGAAGAGCTTGTGTATAAGTCATTTCCAATCACTCAGTGTTCCATTGCTGAAGGGAAGTCAGGTGTTGTTAATACCATTTTCAGATCATTCCAGTTTACACCTCAGCAGGCTTACGAGCGTTGGGGCGATAATAACGCACCGGAGATGATTAAGGCTTTTAATGATCCTGACAAAAGATTTGTTCAGATGCCTTTTTATCATGTTGTGTTACCTCGCTTCCATCGTGACAAGGAAAAGAAAGACAATAAGAACATGGAGTTTGCCTCGTACTATGTTGATGAGACAAATGAGTTTATTGTTGAGGAGTCAGGTTATAATAATTTCCCTTATGCCGTCCCTCGCTTTATCCGTACTTCTCCCACAGCTTATGGGCGTGGCCCGAGCTTTGCTTGTCTCCCAACAGTTCGCGAAATTGACAGGCTGAGAGCTGACATCATTGATGGTACAGAACTCAAGTTAATGCCTCCTGTATTCTTACCGGCAGGCTCAACAAATGAGGACATCGACATCGTGCCAGGTGCAGTGAACTATTACAACCCATTGCAGAATGGACAGCTCACTTTCTATCAGCCTGATATCGATATTAAAGCAGGTCAAATGCAGAGAGCTGACCTTAAAAATGATGTGATGGACTTCTTCTTTGCTAACTTGTTTATGCAGATGTCCGACACTGAAAAAGGGATGACAGCAACAGAGGTAAATGCCCGCAATGCTGAGAAAGCCCAAGCACTCACGCCAATTGTCAATAGACTTTATGATGAGTTCTTTAGTCCCTGCATCACTCGCACTCTTATGCTACTTATGGAACATGGCATTATTGATCAAGTTCCCAAAGCTTTACAGGGGCAAGAGTGGAAGGTTGAATACACAACTCGTTTATCGGCTCTATTAAAGCAGATTGAATCCAACTCAGCGGTGATGAGCTTTGAGCAATCCATCGGCATCTATAAAGCAAGTTCAGAAGTACCTGCAATCAATGATGTGGTTGATATTGATAAGCTTGTCAAAAATATCTATTACTCAAACAATGTTGATCCTGACATCATCCGTACTGAGGATGAGACAGAAGAACTCAGAGCGAAAAGAGCAGAAGCAGATGCCGAAGCTCAATCAGCAATGATGATGGCTGACAAAGTCGCACCGATTGACATGACAAAAGCACCCGAAGAGGGATCACTCCTCCAGGATGCACAAAACCAAGGTCTTGCATTATGAGGAAGAACATTCACGCACAAAGGAAAGAAGATCGCGAGAAACAAGCAAAGGAGCAACATGAGCAACTAAAAGCTTTGTATCAAATGACCTTCAGCACTCCCGAAGCAAAGAGAGTTCTTAAGCATATTGCAGAAAATATATGTAAGATGAATGAAGACACTTTCAATGAGAGTGCTTCAATCTCTGCATATCAACAAGGTCGCAGATCTGTGGCCGTTCACTTATACAAAATGTTAAACAGTTAATTCTTGGAGGAATTACTATGGAAGGCGCAACAGCACCCGCACCGGCATCAAATGCCCCTACAACATCAACTCCTGCACCTGCACCGACTGGAAATCCTAGTCCGGCAGGCAATATTAATACATCTCCTCCCTCCTCCGGTGGGCTTCTTGGCAATGACACTCATTCCCTCCCTCCCTCATCCTCCAGTCAAGATCCCATTGGAGGGGGTTCTCTAAATCCCCCTGACAGAACTCCCCACAACGACAATTCCCCATGGACTAATGCTCTGCCTGAGAATTTCCGTGAAAACGTGAATATTCAGAAGTATAAGTCAATGGAAGACTTCATGAATGGCCATGTAAACTTGGTTAAGAAAATTGGCGAGAAAGGTATTGAAAGACCTGGGGCTGATGCTGATCAATCAGCTTGGGATGCGTTCTATGAGAAAGTAGGCCGTCCAACTACCGCTGATGGTTACTCAGACTGGAAAGCTCCAACTCATCTTGATGCAGAAGGCAATGAGCATGCTTTGTTCGAGCTTGATGCAGAGCAGTACAAAGGGGCTCGTGAAGAGTTTCACAGACTTGGACTGAGTGATGAGCAGGCGCAAGGTGTTATGAGCCTTTATGCAAACACTTCGATCAGCCAGGCCGAAGCTCAGGCAGTCAATCAACAGGCTGTTATGGATGAAACTGTCGGTAAGTTACGCCAAGATTGGGGAGATAAGTTTGATGCAAAGATGAAGTCAATGAACGCCATTGCTAATCAACTTGATATCATGGAAGATCTCAAATCACTTGGACTCGCTAACAATTACCAAGCAATCAAGATGCTTGAGAAACTTTCATCTCAGATTGGTGAAGCGCAGATCACTGGCGATCATTCACCTATAGCCGGTGGTTTTGAAGCTCGTATGGCGCAGATCACTAATCACCCTGCCTACAAAGACCGTACACACCCTGACCATCAAAAGTATCAGCAAATGAGACTTAACGCATATCAGCAAAAGTACGGATCATAAACCACTAAACATCAATTATTTAGCCTCATCAGAAATGGTGAGGCTTTTTTAGTGCGTATAACTTTGCAGATAAAGCAGATGGACACTCGGCAACGACCCGTGACGCTTCCCTTTTACAGACCCGTTCTCTCGGATACTCTGACACCCCATTACATATTCTTATTTATTTTTAAATCTCAATTCAAGAGGTATTTATTATGGCACTCGACTCATGGTGGAAAGTAGTTTACGGTGATACAATCACTGAGCTCGCAGGTTTCCAAACTCGCGCGGTACTCCCTGCAATGGTAGACCGTCAAGCTAAGACTGGTGAAGTTGCACTTTTCGACACAATCGCTCCTGCTGATGAAGCAGAATTCAATGCACTTGCAACCGATACAGCACATCGCGCTAACTTCGAGACGATTGGTTCTCCTACTCTCGCTGACTGGCTTGCAATTCAGACTCCTTACATGGACGTAGAATTAAACAAAGTTCTTTGTTCTCCTTATGAAAACATTTGGGCTCACACCTTCAGAAACATTGATGAAATCGCTGAAAATGCGAACAGTGAATCAATCAAGCTCAAGCAGGGCATGAAGCGCATTTGGCGTCGTGAAGATCAGTGGATTCTTGATGCTCTATCACGTCCAACTGAGCAACGTGGTAAAGATCCCGCTTCTGCTGTTGCAGTTGCTTTCCCTGTTGGTCAGCAAATCAACGAATTAGATGGTGTTTTTGATACTGAAACAATTTCTTCTATCCTTCAGAAGTTTGAAGATCAGTACAAAAATGACGAGGAGATCTACTGTGTAATTTCTCCTTCAGCTAAAAAGTCTTTGATTGATTCTTCCGGTGGAACAATTCTCAGCTCAGACTTTGTTGATGGCACTAAGTATTTCATGAATGGCGAATTGCCAAACATTTATGGAATTCATTTCATCGTACACCCGCTTGTTACTGAATATGCCGGTTCTTATGATGATGCTTTCTTTGCCTGGTGTAAGTCTGCAATTGTTTACAATCAGTTTGATCCGCTTAAGACTGAGATGGACAAAGACCCAACCAAAAAATTCAATGTTGTACTTCAGATTCGCGAGTATATTGGTGCAGCGCGTCTTGATGACCTCGGTGTTGTTCAAGGTACACTCGGTACTGCATAAGTTTTCCTCCAAGAAAACATTGGCCTCATCCTCTCAGGGGGATGGGGTTTTTTATTGCTTATGCGTATAACTCTGCAAAAAAAGGACTTCTCATGGCAAGAGCTGAAACACTGACTGATGTTGCCAATCTAGCTTTGGCATCCATCGGTGAAATACTGATCGCAAACATCAACTCAGAGGGCGATGTTGAGAATATGGTAAATAACGTTTTATGTGAGACAATTAGACAGGTGCAGACTGAGATTTATTGGGATGAGAATCGAACTCAGGTTGAGCCATCAGCACTTCCTGAGATGTATCCTCCATCACCCTCGCTCTATCAGTACCAATTACCAACCAATTTCTTAAATGTTGTGAACTTATCTTCCGGTGAAGAATACTTTATTGAGAATGGATTGCTGATCACTTCTGACCCTCAGCCTATGGTGACTTATGTTCGCTACTCTGAGGAAGTAACAGAGTGGAGCGCATACATGACTGAGCTAATTTATCGTAAACTTGCTTACAATATTTCAATGCACCTCACACAGAATGCCAATATCTCACAGATGGCTTTTCAGTCTTACAAAGAAGCTGAGATGAAAAACCTCACAAGATCGGCCAACAGACGAAGAAAATGCACTCAGCGTGAGCGTGTTTATGGCAATCTCAGAGTAAGAAGATATGGCCGGAGATTCTATTAATGAAGATACCTCGTTTCAGTTTTAATGCCGGAGAGATCGCGCCTGTATTGTGGTGGCGGTCTGATTTGGCCAAGTATGGATCATCATGCGAGAAGCTCGAGAACTACATGAACTTTCCCCAAGGCGGTATAAGACTCAGTTTTGGAACTCAGCTTCTTGCTAAAGTTGCCGAGCCCACAGATAATGCCCGAGTAATTCCCTGGGAAGTATCACGTTCAACATATTTTGAGATGGTCTTTGTTGGATCATCCATTAAGATTTTTAATAATAATGGTGGTCAGGTTGAAGAGATTACCAGTATTCCGTGGAGCGACACAGAGTTACAAGAGCTTTATTTCAAGCAAGTGTTTGATGTCATGTATATTACTCACCCCAATCATCCGGTGCAGAAAATTTCTCGCACAAGTTCATTGGTATGGGAGCTTGAAGAGTTTGAGTTTCCCCTCCTCCTAT